TTAACAGTCTCTGCAAGGATGGGGTCAACAGCAGCCCAGTTAAGCTGATCGGTGATAGCGGTATAATCGCCGTACTGATCAACGCTGATCGTCCTCTTCTCGATCTTCAGGCTGTTGCCCTGGGGGATCTTGCCCTCAACGAGAGGAGTAAGAACCTTGCCAAAGGTCTCCATTCTGCGAACCTCAACGGTCTTGCCATTGCCGGCAGGAAGAACGAGAGTTTTTCCGAACTGGTTGAATACAGTGTTGGGTCTGACGTTTTCGAGAAGCTGAGTGTTATAAAACGCCTTCATCTCGTCGGTGAGGCCCTCACTTGTAGTGGTGTTCTGAGGCGCAACACCGTAGGTACCTGCCTCAGGAGTAACAACATCGCCCGCAAAGAGCTGGATGTTGAACATGAGCATCATAAGATTTGTAATGGTTTTCATTCTTTTTTCCTTTCCCGCAGTGCTATCTGAAGGTAATGGGAATACCTCTGGTAGCCTGAGCTATGTAATCATCTATCTCCTTTTTGGAGAGTCGTGAAGGATCAACCTTCACTTCTGCGGGAGAACCTGCGCTAACAGCGGCCTCCCGGGGCGCATTTGCGCTTCCCGAGCGTATGGCATTTGTTGTCTTTGCAACAGCATCCTCAGCGGCCTTCGCTGTAGCATTTGCAACGATATCGTCGTGATGAGCAAGCTTGTAGGCTTCAAGGATCGTAAAGTGAGGCTCGGATGCATACCTTGCAAAAAGCTTGTTTTGGGCCATCTCGGCCTTAAGATCGAAGGCAGGATCAAACTGCTCGCGAATGGATTGAACATCCCCCGCAACCTGCTTGTACTGCTTGCGAATCTCGTTAAGCTCTCTTTCCTCAGCTTCGGCAGCCTTCAGGCGTTCATTTTCAGCCTTGGTGTCCTCAACCTCTCGTCGAGCATTGTATAAAGCCTCCTCAACCTCTTCGGTGGTGCCGTTTGCCATGGCCCTCTCCCTGAAGAGAGATCTGTCGGCATCACCCTTTTCCTTGAGAGCCTTGTAATCACCGGGCTTTAAGCCGTGGCGGTAAAGCTCACGGTCAAGATAAGGCTTCAAAGCTTCAAACTCTTCGTTTTGAGCTTTGAGCTTTGCTGTCCTCTTCGCAACCGCATCCTTTGAGTATCGCTTTGCATATTCCTTGGCATCAGCATCGATTTCTTCGCGGTAAAGCTCGCGTACCTGTTCCCAGGGCAAGCGTTCTCCCTGCATACCGCCACCTGTTCCTGTGTCCGCCCCCTGTGCGGCTGTGTCGGCTGCATTTGACTGCATGGCAGGCGCAGTCGCTCCCGTGTCAGCGGCGGCCTGACCTCCCGCACCCGAAGAAGGGGCGGCGCCCGAAGCACCTTCAGCATCTGCGAACAGCTGAAGATTAAAAAATTTCAAAAGCATAATAATCCTTTCCGGGATATACCCGTCGCATCTGCGCCTTAAGGGCGCGAATCTGTATGTAGCTCGTCCTCTTGCCTGAGAACGGTAATACCAACGTTTTTCGGGAACTGCTCACAAAGGGCGTCAAGCCCGCATAAGCAGAACCAGAAGAGAAGGGAAATATCCCTCTCGTATTCCTTTTTCGGCACGGCAGAGATCTCGATCAGAGCGCTCTCCTCGTCGATCATAATTGTCGGCTCTCTTTCAAGAGCCATGCTGTAGCCGATGATGCAAAAGGCCAAAGTTTCTATAAGTGTAGAAACTGCAGAGCAGATAATATCATTTCCGTGAGTGCCGTATCCTGCGTGGCCACGAGCCTTTATGTGAAAGCGCTCAGGGCAGTATTCAATCTTTATCATCCCGGCTGCGACCTCTCCTGCGCCTCATCGCGCACTCGTTCCAAGCGGCTTTCGGCGGAGCTTTTGCCGGAGCTCTTCAAGGTCGGCGCACTCTCTCTCGGCATCCCGCTTTCAATGGCCATGGCTATCTCCTCTGCAAGAGCAGGGTCGTATTCCGTTGCCAGATCAAGAGCGAGCTGCTGATACTGAAGCAGCCTGTCGTTAAGAGTGCCGTTTTCGGCCACCTTGGCCATGATTCTCTCCTTGCCTTCGAAATCCATGAGAGAGAGAAGCTGCATGGCGGCAGGTGCATTCTGTGGCTGAAGTATGCCCATGCCGTAAAGGCTCATCATAAGCTCGTTGCGCTCGATCTTCTTATAGGGCGAAGCCTTCTCGGCGGTAACGATAATGTCAAATTCGGGGCGGCGAAGGCCAACGCTTGTCCCCCCTGCAACAGTCTGATCCTGGCCGCGGAGAAGAGCATTGGTGTATTCAATGTACTCAGCCTGCCCACTGTCCCCGGTGATTCTGAAATAACGCTTCGAATCATACTTCTCGCGCATGAGCTCGATTGTGAGATATATAACTTTTTCAAAAGCGTGATATGTACCGCTAATTGCATCTCTGGAAAGCTTAGAGCCGGATTCCTGCATTGCGGCAATGCCGCTTGCGGCCGTCACTCCGCTAACCGTTCCGCCGTTATTAACGTCACGGTTTCCCGTGCATTCCTTGAGGAGCGCGATCTTTGATTCCATAAAGGCAAGATAATTTCCCTGCAGGGGCTTGTAATCAACGGGCTTTATGTCCGTGCTCTGTCCTTCGAAGTGAACGATCTCTCGGGAAAGATCCGCAAATTCCTTTTCATTGATTCCGCCGCCCATCTTTGAAAGATACCTGGGCTTAACTCCCCATTTCGTATTTTTAACGATGCACTCGGAGAGCTCGTCTATGATGGTCTGATCTCCCTTGCCGATGTCTATATATCCGAAGCCGAACCAAGTTCCCTTTATCCTGTGAAGGGTATCGGGCTCAAAGGGATATCGGCCGTGAGCGTAAAGATAGGGAAGTCCCGCATTCTCTGTAGAGTAAAGTAGCGTGTCCCCAACGAACTTTGCAAAATGAAGAACGTCCTGCCCTCCGATTCGCTTCTTGTAATACCAGTCAACAACAAGGCTCATGTTGCTCGTGTCAACGGAATCCTCGTATATGTACTTGGAAACGTTCTTATCAAGGGAGAGCGTCTTGTCTTTGAGAATGTCGGGGTATTGATTTTTTAGAGTCTCATTGTCAACAAGATCGCAAAGGAAAACGTTTGAGCTCTTTTGAAGATCCGTCTTGCCGGGCTCCCAGAAGAGCATAAGAGGATCTATGGATTTATAAACTATGTCTCCGATGCCGCCGTGAAGGTCGGGATCCCAGAATACTCCGTATATTCCGCAGCCCTGCTTGAGCTTCTCAAGAGAGCACTCGTCATAAGCCTCGCGAAATCCGCCCTGGCGAAGAACGCAGGGAATAACGTCGGAGAGAAGCTTTGCCTCCTCCTCGTCGTCTGCCATGCGGGGGAGAACGTTCGGGGAAGGGTATCCGTCCATAAAATCCGCATGCTTTGATGCAATGCAGTTCCAGAGAACGGCAGTAGCACTCGGCCTTCCTGCTGTATTGTCCTTTTTGTGAGTTTCCCATTGCTTCAGCTTCCAGAACTGCTCGTTTTCAACGATGCGAGCCTCAAGCTTTGCTTTTCCCGATTTATATTTTTCAAGAAGCTCGGCGGCCCTGCGAACCGAGAGCTTGTCAATGGGCGGCCTCGCCTGCATCTGAGGAGCTGAGGGAGCTGTCCCTCTCACACCTTCGGGCATATTGCCCCTTTTGAATAAATTTCTTATGCCAAAATTCATATTCTGCCTTTCTTATACCTTGAAGGAACTCCGAACTGTCTCTAATTGGAAAACCTCACTTCAAAAGATCCAAAGGATCGGAGAAAACGCTGAACTCAGGAGCCTTAACGGGCATCCTCGGAGCCACGGGATGGCTCATGCAAAAATATCGCCATTCGTCGGCCGCGTGATCCTCTCCGTCCGTGTCAAGATCCTCAATGTGCTTTTCTGAGAACACCAGGGAAGGGATAGTTCTTATAAAATCCTTGCAGTTCTTGAATACGTACATACGTGCGTACCCCTGCTCGTTGAATTGCAACCTGTAATGGCATTGCATCCATCCGGGAATTCGGTCGTTTATTCCCGGCTCAAAAAAAACGTGATTTCGCTCTGCCATCTCAGCTACGCTCACTCCGCGTGAGCCGTCCCAAATAGATGGGTCTGCAACGCCGTAGATCTTGCGCCCCTTGAACCATGGATGTTCATTTTCAATACGGTTTATCTCGCGAAATTGATCCTCAGGGTTCATTTCAAGACCCTTGTTAGGAGTGCCGTCCGAGCCGTACCACTCCATAATTCGGTAAAATGTGCCGTCTGGAGTGATAGCCCACCATCCGCAGGAGAAGGGCTTTTCGTAACCGAAGTCGTATGAACGGTAAATGCGCACGTTTGCACTTGATATATCGAACGGCTCGCAAACGTGTGTCCATCGGCGGTCAATATAATGCGAAGGATCGTTTCTCCATTCTGAGAAAAACTGTCCCGAATAGCTGTCCCAGCTTCCGTCAAGAAGAGCAGCCCTTTCCGCCGCTGGCATGGAAGCAAGCCTTGCAAGATATGTAGGATCGTTTTTTAAGAGCGCCTTGTTGTCATATACCTTTGCGGGTATGAATACTCTTGAGCGGCGCTTAGTCACCCGTCCTTCGTCGGGATCGTCATAAGTAACCGTTTCCCATGTTGTTTTTTCCGGTTCTCCCGCTGTAACAAATCTCTCTTTAACCCATCCGTGACCAACGCCGCCGGGGTTCGCCGTAGATCTTATATAGCATCGTGTGCCGGGGCCGTTGGGACGGTTTCGGGAAACGAGATATATGTACTCGTCGTATGTGAAGTGCGTAAGCTCGTCAAAGGCTATAAAGTCGTAAGCCTGTCCCTGGTAGTTCAGCTTGTCCTTTGAGTGATTCATAGAACCGAATATGATCTTAGCCCCCGAAGGGAAGGTCCAAGTGTGCTTTGAATCGTTGTATCGGGCAGTAGGGTATGCTGCCTTGTAATATCTCAGGCTCTTGTCTATAAGCTCCGTCAGCTGCGGATAGGTCTTTCTGAGTATAAGCCCCTTGTAGTGTCGGATCTTAACCTGGCGCAGAGCTTCAATAACGAGAGCTTCGCTCTTTCCGCCTCCTGCAGCTCCGCCGTAAAGAGCTTCGTCCTCTCCACGGCGCATAAATATTTCCTGCCTCGGCTGCGGTGTCCAGATAGTTTTATTCATCTTTTTCCTCCGAAGGCACTTCAAGCCTGTCGATCTCGGGAAGAATGACGACTCCGCCGCCCTCTCCGTTGTCCTGAGCCTTCTTTTCAGGCGACCACCCGTGGTTGCATTGAAGGTCAAAAATAATGCCCTGCGGCCGTTTGATCCCTTCATTCAAAACCCGAGCCTTGTATGCCTCAACCATGAGATCAGCCTCTATAAGAGCCCTCTCGTAAAGTCCGCCCCGCTTTTTGTAGTTTGATGCAGTCTGCTTTGATATGTCGAGGTAGAGATATAAGTCAAGCATCGAAGGAGGAACGAAGTATACTCGTTGCTTCATGGGCGTCTTTCCGTCAGGCATCATAACGTCACGGTATGCCATAACGGGATAGCCGCTCTTGTTAGTCCTTCCGGTGTCGTAAAGCTCCTTAACAGGTCTCTCAGCTGAGATGGAATTAAAGTATTCCGTGCAAGCCTTTTGAAAGCTTTTTTCTGTGTAGCTCTTTTTTCTTCCCATCCTTTTTCGCCTTTCTATAAGAAAAGCATAACATAAAAAAGTGGCTGTGATATGCAAGTTAAAAAGAACAAAAAAACGCCGAAAACCCTAGTAAGCAAAGGCTTCGGCGCAGCTGTGCTTGGTAGCTGTTATAAATACCGTCGTTTATATTCCTTGTAAAAGTCCCGCACCATCCTCGAGATCGTTGATTGATCGTAATTGTATTTAACTGCAACAGCCGTCTGATCGGCTTTCGTTGAAAGGCATGCCCATAAAGCCCCCTTTCGGAGGCTTTTTTCTTTTGCGTATTCGTCGGTACCGTCGTCAATCCCTCTCGGCCGTGAAACGTCGTCAAGAACAGCCGTTATCCGCTTCTGAACGGCACTGTCCTGCCGCGAAAACAGCTGACAAACAGTGTATATGTACCTGCATTCATCCTCCGAGAGTCCCCATCGGGCCCTCTCACGGTATTTCAAGTGCATCACGCTCCTTTCAGTTTGCCGTTCTTCGTCCGCCTTTGATCTATGTATCTGCCGAGCTTCTTTCGCCTCTGCATATAGTCGGCGTCCTCGCGGTAAAACTTCATGGAAAGGTATACTCCTCCGTTCAGCTCGTTTTCCTGTATGTAAGGATCCTCGCTCATTATGTATCCGGGGTAAAGTGCACAGGTGTTTTCGTAAGCCGTCAGGGGGCTCGTCATGGAAAGAGCACGTTTTCTGTCGTAAATGTGGTCTCTCGTTGGCTTTTCAATGGGCTTTTTAACGTTTCTGCTCGCACGCCAACGGCGAACGGTAACTCGATCTTGCTTTTCCACAACGTAGTCCGCAAGATCTGCAATGCCCCCCTCGTTAAACTGCAGTCTGTCGCAGTTTGCATAGCCGTACTGCCACTTGTCCTCGAGAAGGGAACGGTCAATGCCCCCGGGAAGGAATATGTGATGATGATAACGGCCGCGCTCCGATCCTTTGGCAGTAACGCCGATATACCAGGATTCTATCCCCGCCTTCTGATATAAGCGCTTGATCCTGCGCAGATAAGCCGTGAGATCACGGTCTGCCTGCTCGTCGTTCTCTGCAAGCCAGCCGTCAGCATAAGAAAGGTGCATAACGTAATCGTTCTGAGTGCAGTTTGCGTGAACGAGCATCTCAAAATGCTCTTTTGAGTGACGGTCATTGAGTTTCTGCTGTACTTCGCTTGTCTCTTTGTACTTTTTTCGCCTGCCTGAGCCCTTTGCGGGAGCATTCCCCGAGGGAAAGACCGGATAAACGTAAACGTAAAGATAGTCCCCGCAGACCCTTCTCAGCTCTCTGTATCGTACTTTCTGTGTTCTTCCCATAATGACCTTCTCCCGAAATTTGAACTTCCTGCGCTGACTCCCTCGGAGTGCAGACTCCCTCTGCCCCCGCCCCACTAATCTATCTTGAGTAAAAAGAGAGTAATTCTTGAGTGAAAGGGCTGTGCATATAATGTATCGCGCGACACGCGCCCGCGCCTTGCCGCGTCAAAAAATGCCTTTGCAGGCAGTGAAGAGATAAAAGAGAAGGGAGAAAAGAAAATGTGGATTTCCGCATAGGCGGAAATCTTCCTTCGTTCTTCACTCTTCATTTTCACTTTCCAATCAACCAACCTCATTTTGGTTGAATTATTAATATTCCATACAAGCCCGAACTCGCGCACGCACGCGCACGCGAGGATAATTTTTATGTAAGCTTTTATATGCGTTCATCACCGATGAGCGCATATAAAAGCCTCCATTTCTTTTCTCTCTTCACTTTTCACTTTTCTCTCACTTCTGAAAGAAGTGTTCTGGCGATTTTCACGCCGACGTTTCTGAATGCACGAACTGCGCCAACAGCCCGAACGCCCATGGCAAACATATGAAAGGAGGTGGAGGCTCTGACCTCGCCCCGAGGTGTGCCCGTTAAAACAAGGAAGCCGGCACATCGCTTCCAATATATTAAGGGGAGCAGGGAAGAGTTGAACTTCCGATGTCCGTTCACATCACACCCGTCTGCTCCGTATAGCTTCGCAGAGAAGAGATAAAAGAGAAAAGATAAGAGAAAATGTAGCAAACAGCCCGAAACAGGCTGTTTGCATCCTTTTCTTTTCTCTTTTCACTCTTCACTTTTCTCTTATATATACCCGGGCTCACGTAAAAGATCACTGCAAAAGACCTCATCCTTCCCGGGGATCTGACCGTATCGAACACCGATAGCCGGAGATTTAATGTAAAGCTTCATGGTGTTACCGCCCTTGGCAATGAAGCCGTTGTAGATTCCGAGAAGCTCTGTCCCGGGCCCGCTTCTTCTTAAATAGATCTCATATTTTGAGCCACCGAGATACCGGGCGATAGAATATTTCCCGACATTGACCATATTATCCACCTCCGTCCCTCGTCACCGTCAGAACCGTCATCCGCTCTTTCATAATGTCCCAAAGCTTCAGAAAGAAGCCGTGCATAGATCTGTCAATGCTTGCAAAGGTGCGGGAGGTAACGGAGTCGTGATGGCTGAATTCCACCTTGTATTCGCCGCGACCATTGTCCCAAATGAGGGAGAGCAGAGCGGCTGCCGGATCTCCCCTGTAAAAGATCTTCGCCGTAATAATGCCGGCCTCCTGACCCGAATCCTTGATCTTTTGAAGCTTCTCGAAAAGCTTCCTCGCCATACCGTCAATAAAAGCATTCCAGGTCTTTGCCTGGTTTCTGGAACGAACTGTATATCTCGTCCCATCGTTGTGTATCGTAGAAATAAACTCTCTCTGTGCAGGATACCAGCCGTAAACCTCCCCCAGGAGAGTAACAATAGTCCTCAGCTGCATATTTCCTCCTTGAAATCTAACAACCTAATTGATAAGCCTTCGAAGCTACGCTGTTTGCGCTCCTTTTAAGAGCAACAGCACATTCTCCGTAGGATCTCCCCCGAGCACGAAGAGCGCATAGCCTGTCCTCCTCCTCGGCAGTCCAGGGCCTGCACCTGCTTTCCTTCCCGGTATCAGCAGGCTCAAGCATCCTTTTTATGTGCTTGTCCGTGTATCCCGCATCAAAAAGCACCTTGCAAACCTCAGCTCGTGAAATAAGATAAAGCTCCGAAAGGATCTTTATCTGAGAGCGCTTGTCCGCCGCCTGGCGGTACATCATAGTGATCTGCGCCTTGTCTTTTTCGCTAACCATCGCCGGTTCTCACCTTCCTTTATAATTCGCATTGGGCAGTAGCAGTAAGCATCGCACAAAGCTCCTCCTGTTTTTTTGCCCCCAAAAGCTTGTGCAGATCATAAAAATTGAAGGGATCAAGCCCGGTAAATTCCCGAACCTTCCCAAGATGATAAACCACCGTGTTCCTGTGAAGAAATAAGCGCCGTGAGCAAACAGCAATGTTCATGTTGCTCTCGGCAAATGTGATCACGCATTCCCAGTCGATCTCTTTTAGCTTTTTCAAGCCCTTCATCTCCCCTCTTCGGCAGGGCAGTGCCGTTGAATGTGCCTTTCGTCATCGCCTTGTGTCGCCATAGGAATATGGTTATTGCCGAATCCGAGGGGATCCTTGGTAAACTCCCGAATGTAAAGAGCCGTCATCATAGGGCTGAAGCTTATAATAACGTAAGAACTCTTGCAGTATTCCCGGTCGCAAAGTATGTAGTCTATGCGAACAAGACAGGATCTTCCGGTATAGCACTTTCTCTCAGCATCATATTCGTTAAGCGCGAGAAGATCTCCCACTTGGAAGGGCCTGTCGCATTTCCTAACTTCAAATTTCTTCTTGCCGGAGATAACAGCCTCAAAGAACTCCGGCAATGTCTTTAGCGCGTGTATCATGTTTCTTTCCTTTCTCCATAGCTGCAATAGTCATTCGGCGCCATACCGTCAGTCATAAAGTAGTCGCATACAATGTCGGTGTAATCTGTAATATCGTTTTCATCGTGATTCCAGTTTGCAACATTGTGATTGCACTTTCGGCATCTCATAACCTCTGCAACGTCTATCTCAGCCAACGCAGCTATTCGTGCAATAGCTTCCTCCGATGTATGCCCGTCCCATTTTGGCGCTTTATCAAGTTCTTTCACTTTGAACATATCCCAATAGGGATCAATATCATAATGGTATGTTGCCTGTCCGTAAGGTGTATCTATACCGACAATGAACATACCTTCGTACATATCACCCGTATCGTGAAGCTTGCTTTTCCACGCTCTTTTACGAAATATATTACAGATAACGGAGAAGAGCATAGCCCTGTGATGATAAAGCTCGTTGAACGTGTGATAACCGTCCGACAGATCTCCGATGCCGCTCTCAGGCACCTCAACCACATCGGCGGCAGGAGCATCCTTCAAAGCCTTTTCATACCTCTCAAGCAGATTCAGGTACCTTTCATACAAGGCTGAGTATTTGTTCTTCAACTCTTGTGCTTCAGCTTTTGCGGCAATAGCAGCCTTTTCAGCGCTGTGATACGCATCAATAACCCCTGCTTCTCTTTGGAGAATGAGCTTTATTTCATCATGAAGACTCTCGATTTCCTCATCCTTCTCCCGAAGCTTCTTTATAAGTATAAACATATCAGCTACCTTCCACCTCACAGTCTGTCATCCTCGCTACCACCGCCGAGTTCTTACCATCGACGGGGACGAGGAAAAGGGCATTCTTATAGCCTTTGTCGTAATAGGTCTGAATATGATCTATGAAATATCCGTATTGTTTATAAACAACAACAGCCTTTTCCTTCAGAGCCTTCTTAGCTTCCTCGATCGTCATTTTACCCAATCGTCCTCCTTTTTTATAGAGCCGGTAAACAGGGAATATATTACGTCTCGGAGCATATTTGGTATATCAGCTTTCAGCATATCCACACTGACAAACGGCTCAGATAAATACCGAACAGAGCCGTATTGATTCCCGAAGTATGTAAACTTGAGCCCGATCGAGGATCCTATATTTTGCCCATCCTCGGTTGCTTTTCCGAAAGGATAGCACTCCTTAATAATCAGTTTGATATCGCAGGGCGCCTCTCCCTTAATTCTGATGTCTTTTAAAAACTGAGCAGGCACGTTAAACCCCGTGCATCCTCCGCCGAACATCTGCCCGAAAGTCTGCATACCCGTAAGCTTGCATTGACTGCATCCATCATGTCCCTCATGCTCCCGGTCATAATTGCAGCACTTTTCGCACCAGTATTTTTCACGATTCTCAGGCAGTATCCACGATTCATTTATGCGTTTCATTTCTCAACTTCTCCAACCATCACTTTTCACTTTTCATTCTTCACTGAGCGACGATGTCGCTCACATATCTCTCCGGCGCAGGCAGCATAGCCTGCAATGTCAACGAAGGTGTCAACGGTCGGACGATCCGCCGTAATATACCGCGCTATCTTAAAAAGCATCATCATCACGGCAACGTCCTCAGCCGTGATGGAAACGCCGGCGCCGTATTCAACACAGCGA